CGTGAAGTCGACCTCGGCCGACAACGCCCACTCCTACGCGCTGTCGCTCCAGAACATGTCCACGGGCGGCTCCGCGCTGTCGGCGTCCTCGTACGCGGCCGTCTACGGCCCGTGGCTGATCGTCAACGACCCGGCCACCACGGCTTCCGGCTCGGCGCGTCTGCTGCCCCCGGGCGGTGCGGTCCTCGGTCAGTACTCCCGTACGGACGCCTCGCGCGGTGTGCAGAAGCCTCCGGCCGGTATCGACACCGTCCTCAAGGGTGTGCTCGACACGGAGTTCCGGTTCTCCAACGACGACCAGGACGCGCTGAACGTCGCGGGCATCAACGTGCTGAAGTCGCTGCCGGGCACGGGCTTTGTCATCTACGGCGCCCGGACGCTGTCCACCGGCATGCCGGACCGGTACGTCTCCATCCGCCGCTCGCTGATGCTGATCAAGAAGGGCATCCTCGACGCGACTCGCTTCGCGGTCTTCGAGCCCAACGACCAGATCCTGTGGGACCAGGTCAACGCGGTCATCACGCAGTACCTGCTGACGCTGATGCAGACCGGCGTGCTGGCCGGGACCACCCCGGACCAGGCGTACTTCATCACCTGCGACTCCTCGAACAACACGGCTGCCTCGGTGGCCAACGGCGTCGTGAACATCTCCGTCGGTGTGGCGCTCCAGACCCCGGCCGAATTCATCGTGATCCAGATCGGCCAGTACTCGGGTGGGTCCTCCGCGACCGACTCGACGGCCACTTCCTGAGAGGTAACTGACTGATGGCTACGACCACTTCGACCGTGGGGCACATCGCAACGGACCCGTTGCGGAACTTCAAGTTCCAGGTCCAGATCCAGCACCCCGGCATCAAGGGCTTCGCCCGCATGGGCTTCATGTCCGTTTCGGGACTGAACGTCACGACTGAGGTCATTCCATACCGTGAGGGTGGAATGAACACGACAACGCAGAAAATGCCCGGACAGTCCGACTTCGCCCCTATTACGTTGTCCAAGGGCCTCGCGGTCGGCGACAGCCAGATGATGGACTGGATGCGCCAGTTGTTCACCGTCATCCAGGGCACCGGCTCCGGCAAGGCGGGTGCCGAATTCCGGCACATGGTCGACATCAAGGTGCTCGACCACCCGGTGACTTCCGGCACCACTCCGGCCAAGGCCGCATTCCGCGTCTACAACGCGTGGCCTACGGCGGTCGCCTTCTCGGACCTCGACGCTGGCGCCAACGCGATCGTCGTCCAGCAAATGACCCTCGCCCACGAGGGCTTCGAGTTCAAGTTGGCTAACAGTGTCGGGTCGTCTTCCGTTAGTTTCTAATAGCGGATTCCCGAGACTCGACTAGGAGCATAACCAGTGGCTAACGACCTTAATACCGAGGGGTACACCAACCCCCTCTCCAACCCCGGTGCAGCGAATGCCGCCATTACGGCGCTTCTGAACGACGCCGGGGCACAGGTCGCCAAGCCCGAGATCACCCTCCCGGCAGGTGGCAATTTCAGCCTGCCGGGAGGCTACGTTCTGGGCAGCGACTACGCATCCGTCCGCTACGACGCCGAGGTCCGCGAACTGACCGGCGCCGACGAGGAGGCCCTGACCAAGGCCCGCCAGAGTGGTATCGGCAAGTACATCTCCACCCTGCTCACGGCAGGCACCGTCTCCGTGGGCGACGAGAAGACCAGCGCCCCCCTGCTGTCCAACCTCCTGCTCGGCGACCGCGACATGCTCCTCATGGAGATCCGGCGTGCGACCTACGGCGACGAGATCACCTGGGACCAGTACTCCTGCCCGTGGTGCGGCGAGGAGTTCCGCCTGACGGTCACCCTGGACGAGATCCCCGTGCGGCGCCTGGAGGACCCCTCCGCCCGCATCTTCGAGGTACCCCTGCGCAAGGGGCGCAAGGCGTTCGTACGCCTGCCCGTCGGCAGCGACCAGGAAGCGCTCCTGGCCGTCATCGACCGCGCCACCGACTCCGAGCAGAACACCCTCCTGCTCTCCCGGGTTCTCATTTCCGTGGTCGAAGCGGACGGCTCCGAGAATGCCGTCACCGGTAATCCCGACTTCGCCCGCGCGCTCGGCATCATGGACCGCCAGTCGATCCTAGATGCAATTGAGAAGAACCAGCCAGGCCCGCAATACAATGATGTGAAGTTCCTGCACGATTCGTGCGGAAAGGAGGTCCCCCTCTACATCAAGGTGGGGGACCTGTTTCAGGGCCTGTAACTACTTCGACACGTACTTCGAATACGAGCAACTAGTCGAGCTATCCCCGGCTTGGAGCCTCAGCGAAATTCGCCGGTTGACCGTACGAGAGCGCCTGCACTGGGTGAAGTGGTTCAAGGCGCAACGTAATAGGCGAACTGCTGAGGCGGACAATGGCTGACGAAGGCACGGTGGCAGGACAGGGACCGCTCCTGGGCTGGAACAAAGCCCAGGATGCGATCTCGAAACTGGCGAAGAACGTCGAGTCCCTGAACAAGGGCTTGGAGACGGCTGCCGCCAAGTTCAAGACGGTCGGCGGGGGAGCTGCCGGTCTCTATCAGGGATGGAACAGCCACGGCTCCGGGTCCACCAGTGGCGCCCGGGGCTTCGGCATGCTCGCCAACGACGTCTGGAACGGCACCAGCAACTACGCACACGGCCGTCCCAACGGCGGTGCGAGCGCTCCGGCCACCGCGCCCCGCGCGGGCACCCAGCAGCGCATGACGACGTCCTCCAACGGAGGTGGGGCCACGTTCTCCGGGCAGACCAACCAGGGCGGCGGTGCGGCCAACAACGGCGGCTCTGGTGGCTCCGGCGGATCAGGTGGCTCGGGCACCAACACTCCGCGCCTGGGCGGGGGTGCCGGGAACAACGGCGGCCAGCGCAAGAGCCCCTACTCGCTCAAGGGCGGCCTCAAGGACGCCTATGCCTGGGCCACCAAGCAGATGCCCGACAAGGTCCTCATGGACAGCGTCACCTACCAGACGGGCCAGATCTCCTCGCAGTCCTACGGCGCGACCGCGAAGCAGGCGTTCACCAACAACTTCGGCGCCCAGTCCACGACGGACGCGGGACTCGCCTATCAGACCCTCGCGCAGTCCACGGCCGGTTCTCCAGGCTCCTCGAACTTCAACACGGCATGGAACTACGCCAAGTCCTCCGGATTCCTCAACCCAGGTGTCTCGGAGGCACAGCGCGTCCAGGGTATGACGGGTGCGTGGACGGCCGGGTCCTACTACGCCAACCAGGCCATCGGCATCCAGACGATCAAGAACGGGCAGCGTCAGGACCCCCGGCAGATCGCCCAGCAGGTCATGCAGCGCTGGTCGTCGCTGAAAAGCATCAAGAACAAGGACCAGATCCACGACACCCTCAGCGACGGCTCCGCAGTAATGCAGTCGCTGGCTCGCACCATGCCTGCGGGCACCCTCCAGCAGGTCAAGGGCGAACTGACGGGGATACTCAGCGCCCAGATCAACGGCGCGTCCGAGAAGCAGTACGACTCCACGATGACCAAGGCCAACACCGGCAACAAGAGTGCCAGGGCCCTGTTGAAGAAGTGGAACATCGGCGACTCCGACGCGCAGGCCCTCCAGGACCGGGCCGGAACGCTGCGCAATCAGGACGTCAACACACTCCAGCCCTTCAACGATGGACTGAAGACCGCGACCAACTACCTGGACAAGTTCAGCACCGCCGTCCAGTCCTTCCTCAAGAGTTCCCACCTGGACACCCCGATCGGCTGGGCCGGTGGTGCCGGTTCCATGGTCGGCTCCGCTGCCGGTTCTGCCATGGGCACCTACGGCATGATGCGCGGCCTGGGCAGCGTCGCCCGCCTCGGCGGCTTCGGAGGTGGGGGTGGCGGGGGCATGCTCGGTGCTGCTCGCGCGGCCCTGGGAGGCGGTACAGGACCGGCTGCTGGCTTCGGCGCGCTCGGAGGTGCCCTGGACCTTTCCGGGGCTGCCCTGGGCGCTGCTGGCGGCTTTGGCGTCGGCGCCTACCTCACGCACCACTTCGGCTCGAAGTTGGTCGACAAGTACGTCCACGGCAAGAAGGCCAACAAGGCCGGTCACATCGGCGTGGACGCGGCGACCGGCGCCCTGACTGGTGCAGCCGTCGGTTCCGTCGTCCCCGTCATCGGTACCGGGGTCGGCGCGCTGGTTGGTGGTGCAATCGGTGCGGGTGTCGGCATCTTCGGTGGCGCTGGAGAGAGCAACGCCTCGGCCGCCACCGGTTCGGGCAAGTCCGGCGCGGTGGCCACAGGTACGCAGGGCGCGGGTAAGACGGCCGCTGCCGTCATCAAGGTCGCCATGAAGTACCTGGGCGTGAAATACGTCTGGGGTGGGGCCTCACCGAAGGGCTTCGACTGCTCCGGCTTGCTTCAGTACTCCTTCAAGCAGATCGGTGTCTCGCTGCCCCGTACGGCCGCGCAGCAGCAGAAGGCCGGTAAGGCGGTCAAGCTCGGCCAGGAGCGCGCGGGTGACCTGCTCTTCAACGGCAACCCCGCTCACCACGTCGTGATGTGCATAGGCAACGGCAGGGTCATCGAGGCTCCGCACACAGGGTCCTCGGTGCGCGTCCGGTCCTACAAGCCAGGCGAGTTCACCAACGCTGTCCGGATCCTTGGCGCGGTCGGCAACGTCGGCGACTTCACCAACGACAACTCCGACACTGCGGGTTCCGACTCCAACCGACTGTCCACCATGGGCTTCGGCGGTGACGTCGGCTCGTACGGCTCCACCGAAGAAGTCGACGCCATCGCGGCCGGGGTCTCCTCGATCGGTGCGGCCAACGTGGGCTCCGGAGTCGGCGCCGGACAGGGTTCGTCGCAGACCACCGACAACGGCAACAACGCGGCCGGTGCCCTGCCCTCCGGAAGCCTGAAGACGTGGATCAAGTCGGCGCTCGGGATCCTGCACAAGGACACCGCCTCCAACGAGCGGTACGTCAACACGATGGCCATGCACGAGTCCGGCGGTAACCCCCGCGCGCAGAACAACTGGGACAGCAATGCCAAGGCCGGGCACCCGTCCAAGG